CCGCCTAATATTTCTACTTTTGCTGTAAACAATTCAACAAGTTCAGACTTCTTCTCCATCCCCGCGATGACCATGTACGGCGTCACTGCCGCAAGCGCATCAGCAGGAACCAATCCCACGTTGACCGCGAAGAACGTGGTGTATCACGGTGAGGCGGTGACGGGCGCATCGACCGTGGCAAGCACGGTGAATTACGCTTACAAGGGGCAGTATGTAAGTGCGGATACTACGATTCCGGGGCTTGCCACTCGCACGGCATTTAATGCCAATCTCGGCGTGATGCCGCTTTTGCAACCCACTTTTTTCATACGCAATTACACTGCTGAAAATGGGTTTACGCCTGGCATGACCAGCAAGGTGCTGGGTTGTTCAGACGCTAACGGCGTGGGTGTTGAACCGGGGAATGTGGAAAGTAGAAACATCATATCCGTAACCACGGGTTCAACGGGCGGAACTGGATTTAATATAGAAACTCTTACCGGTGGGGTGCGACAAGCGCTAGCAGCGGCATCCAACTGGAAGATGTTTATAATTGCTAACAGGGGATGGTGATGGGCTACTACATTACACCACCCGCAAGCTACCACGAAGGCGACGCGCAGTATGGTGACATCGTGGTGCCGCAGAGGCCGGATTCTACCTATGATTGGAGCGGGTCAGACTGGGTGCAGAACGCAGCGCGGAAAGCCGATGTTGACGAGGGGCTGCGATTGATCGCGGAGAAAGCGGCGGCGCAGCAAATACCTGAGCTGGTTCTTTTGCTCAACGCTACGCCCGCACAGATAGACGCGTGGTTCGCGGCGAACGTGACCACCGTTGCAAGCGCACGAGCTGCGCTCATCATACTGGCCAAGGCAGTGGCCATACTAGGGAGGAGAGAATTCAAATGATGCACGGACGCATTGACAACCTTGAGCCTGACAGGTTCATTTACACAGGAGAGTACTTCATGGGACTGGACGAGTTGTACAAGCAAGCGCACTCTGAATCGCACGAAGCTGGGTTGAACGCAGTTTACAACCAGGGTTTCAAGGACGGCATTCAAGGTTCGAGTGCGTTGGTGGAAACGTTGCAAGCTGAAATCGCTGCGTTGAAACAGCCGCAGGCTCCTGTTCCTCCTCCGCCATCGACTGCGCCGAGCATCGCCGATCAGATCGCCCTGACCCAATCTTCCCCCGCACCCCAAGGAGACGCAAGTGCCCAAACTCAAGCCTAACGAACTGGAAAACTATCGCGGTGCCGCAGTGGCGCGCAACGCAGGTCCGTCACGCCAGAACGTGAACAATGCGAAGATCGAGTCTAAGCGCGCGGACAAGGTCATGCTCCCCCACCCGAAGAAGGGGAAGTGATGGATGGGCTCGACATACAAACTGTCGAATCTACTCCGGACGCAGAGAACTCGCAGATGGAGCTTATCGCGAAGCTGGCAGCGACGGTCCTGTCCCGACATTACCCTGCGCATCTATGGGCTGTGGGTTGGGCGCCAGGCCTCACGCTCGTCATCAAGAATATGGCGATGGACGGACGCTATGGGTTCACCATCGACGCCGCGAAAGCTGCTTCGGTCAGCGAGTTGGAACACGCTGTCATGCTCGCAGGTGGCGAATTGCTGGAGCGTATGGGTATGAAGCGCGGAGCGTGGAACGGCGAGTTCGCGGAAACTGTTGAGGGAGTACCTGCATAATGGCCGAGCAAAAGACGCCGATTCAAAAGCTGATCAACGGTAAGTTGCCGGCGAAGAAGCCCGTGCCTTCTAACCCTGCGAAGCCTCGGGATCGGGGTATTCCGGGCACGAACGGAGCACGTGGTTAATGACCAGTAGCACTCGATCGAAGGGCGACGGATGGATAGGAGTAGATCTTGATGGCACTCTGGCACTCTACGACGGTTTCAAGGGTGAAGACCATATCGGCGCTCCAGTCGAGCCCATGGTGCGGCGAGTTCGTAAATGGTTACGCGATGGTAAGGACGTTCGCCTTTTCACCGCTCGTCAGCCCAGTCCGACCATTCGCAAGTGGATGTTCGACAACCTCGGTACGGTGCTCGCTATCACGAACACCAAGGACCCGGAGATGCAGGCTCTATACGACGACAGGGTGGTTCAAGTGAAACGCAACGAAGGTTTAGTGTCCGCGAGTGACGAAGCTCAAGTCTGGAGAGACGTGTAATGGCCAACATGCGACAGGACCCGCGTACCCATCCGCCCACCGCTCAGGTCGGCACTCCTGCGCCGAAGGTGACGTCCACTCGGATTCACAGTTCTCCGGAGGACGAAGAGTGGATGGAGCTGGCGCGCAGCGCATTCTACGACTCCACTACTTATGTTGACACCAATTACCGCAAGGCGTGGGAGGATTCCATCCGCGCATTCAACAATCAACACCCGACCGATTCAAAGTACAACCAGCCTGCATACGAGAAGCGTTCTCGCGTGTATCGCCCCAAGACCCGAGCAGTCATTCGCAAAAATGAAGCGGCTGCTGCGGCAGCGTTCTTCTCGAATCTTGACGTAGTGACTGTCTCGGCCCAGGACCAGACCAGCAAGTCCGAGGTGGCCAACGCCGAGGTGATGAAGCAAATCCTGCAGTACCGCCTGACGAAGTCCATTCCGTGGTACCAGATCGTGCTCGGTGGCCTTCAGGATGCGCAGACGGTGGGTGTAGTGTGCGCACATATTCACTGGGAGTACGAGCGCGACGAGGACGAGCCTGAGCCTGAGGAAGAAGCCCCGCAGGTCGAGCAGAACGAAGAGTACCCCGACCAGGAAGCGTTGCCGCGCCACTCCCTTATGGCGACCCAACAGGGCCAGCTGCAAGGTCCAGGCGAGATGCCGCAACCCGCGATGGGCCAACCCCCTCAACCCGGGATGCCGCAACAACCTGGACAACCACAGCAGCCCCCACAGGCCACCCAGCAACCCGTTGATCCGGCCATCAAGAAGGACAAGCCGACGGTCGACCTATTGCCTGTGGAGAACCTGCGCATCAGTCCTGGGGCGAGTTGGATCGACCCTGTGGGAACGTCGCCTTACATCATCGAGCTGCGTCCGATGTTCGTACTCGACATCAAGCAGAAGATGGAGAAGGGCGAGTGGCGTAAGCTGGACGACGCAGTGATCGGCAACGCCACCGAGCTGCGAGTGGACACTACACGGGCGGCTCGCAACAAAGACCGCGACGACCCCCTGGGCGCAGACATTAGCGCCATTGACGACTACACCATTGCGTGGGTGCAGCGGCACATTCATCGTCGCGACGGCACGGACTGGGAATTCTACACGATGGGCGACTTGGAGTTGCTCACCGACCCGATTCCTCTGGAAGAAGTGGTGTTCACGGGTAAGCGTCCCTACGTGATTGGACAGTGTATCATCGAGACGCACAAGCTCTATTCTTCCTCAGTGCCGATGCTCGGCAAGGGTCTGCAGGACGAGACCAACGAGATCGCCAACCAGCGCATCGACAATGTTAAGTTCGTGCTGAATAAGAAGTGGTTCGTGAAGCGCGGGCGTGAGGCCGACGTGGCTGGCCTGATACGCAACGTTCCGGGCGGCGTGGTAATGCTCGACGATCCCGAGAAGGATGTGCGCGAAATCAACTGGCCAGACGTCACAGCGTCTGCGTTCCAGGAGCAGCAAGGCATCAGCATGGAGATGGATGAGTTGCTCGGCAACTTCAATCCAGCTTCCCTCATGGCGCAAGGAGCGATGAACTCCCCTGCTAAGAACATGGCGATGCTGAGTAACTCGCAAGGCACGCTGGTTGAGTATCTGATCCGCACCTACGTTGAAACCTTCGTGCAGCCTGTGCTGCGGCACATTGTTCAGCTCGAACAAGAGTACGAGACTGACCAAGTCATCTTGAAGCTCGCGACGAAGAACGCCAACGTAGTGCAGAAGTACGGTGTCAACCCAGTTACTGATGGACTGCTGAAGGCCGAGCTTAACCTGACGGTGAACGTCGGGATGGGCGCTACGGACCCCATGCAGAAGCTGCAGAAATTCTTAGCCGCAATGAACACTTACGTCGGCATGCTCACGAAGCCCACGCCGGGCATCAACATGCCGGAAGTCGGAAAGGAAATCTTTGGGCTGCTCGGGTACTCGGACGGCACTCGGTTCTTCAACTCTGATAATCCACAGGTCAACGTTCTTCAGCAACAACTGCAGCAAGCCATGCAGATGATCAACCAACTGCAGACTCAGATCAAAGAGAAGCAGACGGGCCACGTGGTCAAGCTGCAGACTGCTCGCGAGAAGAACCAAGTCGACATCGCGAAAGCGAAGCTGCACGAGGAGAACGAAAACAAGCGCTCTCTCGCCACGCACTTCCGTGCGCTTACCGAGGCTTCTAACACGAAGCAGCACGATCGCGTTACGCAAGAGTTGCAGCGTGACCATGACAAGCACATGGCCGAGCAACAGCGTGAGCACGACATGCGGATGGCCGAGCGCAAGACTGCAGGAGCTAAGCAATGAGCTCGGATGTTGGCTTGTTGACTGACGCAGCTGTGGTGGGGCGTATGGTGGAGGATTTCCTTCACAGCGACATTGGATTGTACTTGGTGCAGTGCGCAGATGCGGAGATCGATAAAGGAGTCGAGGCACTGAAGAAAGCCAATGCCGAGAACCCGAGCGAAGTGCGCAGCGCCCAGAACCAAGTGATTTGCGGCGAGTACATCAAGCAATGGCTGGAAGAAGCGGTGAGCGCTGGGCTACGTGCCCAGCAAATACTTGAAGATAGACAACTGGGAGTTTCAGAATGAACATTCGAAATCTGATTGCGTTTTTGTTTCCGACGTTCTACGCAATGGCTGATGACGGCGGCGGTAGTGAAGACACAATCGGTACCGGCAATGATGCTCGCGTTGCGCTGCTAGAGCGCATCAACGACGCCAACGACGCTACTCGAGCCGAGGAGCTGATGGACGTCAACGAGGACGGTACCATCACCCAGTTCGTCGCGCAGGAGCTCACCGAGGAAGAGCAAGCAGCGAAGGAAGCCGAGCTGCAGCAAGACCCGGACGGTGCGCTCAAGGAGACACTCGATCGCGCAGTGGAAGAAGGCGGCGAAACTCCCGAGCCTGTCAAGTTCAAGATCAAAGTTAATGGCAAGGAGATGGAGCTCACGCAGGACGAGCTCATCGCCCGTGCCCAAAAGGTTGAAGCAGCCGACCAGTATTTGGTCGAAGCAAAACGACTTCAGCGCGAAGCCCAAGAGGGTAGTCGCGCTCCCGAGACTCAGCAAGAAGATGCTGAAGCAATTCGTTTCGAAGAGAAACGGGCGCTGGTCCGCGCCATACAAATGGGCACCGAAGACGAGGCAATGGCAGCACTCGATAAACTGCAGACGCTGAACCGTCCCACCATAGACGAGAACAGTATCGCTCGCACGATCGACGAACGCTTGACCTTCAAGGAAGCGGCGAACCGTTTCGCCACCGAGTACAACGATGTCATGTCAGACCCAATGTTGAAGAAGATGGCTCTGGAGAAGGATATGGAGCTCGTCAAGCAAGGCGACAGACGGGATTACTGGCAGCGATTTCAGGAAGTCGGTAACGAAATCCGGTCTTGGCGGGATAACCTCGTCAAGAGCTCGCAACCTAAAGAGAGTAGGCCCGATGCATCGCTCACTCTCGATCAGAAGCAGCAACGCAAAGCCGCTGCGCCGCAGACCCCTAAGTCTGCGTCCGTTAAGGCTGGCCGCGCTGTGGACGAGAACGACGAGGACAAGGAGGAGTCAGTGGGCAGCGTGATCGCCGAGATGGCGAAAGCGCGAGGTGGTTCCCAGCGGCTCCGAACGTAAATCGATTCTAGGAGAATTCCAAAATGGCAGGTCAAGTCTGGGCAGTGAATAGTTTGGGCGGATACATGTATTCGCGCCAACTGTCGAACGTGCTCCGCATGGCTGTGCAGCCGCTGGTGAAATTCCGGCAGTTCGCAGACGTGCGCGATGCTTCTCAACAAGGTAAGAAGAAAGGCGACGTGTTCACGTGGGACGTGTTCTCTGATGTCGCCAACGCGGGTGGTGTGCTGGTGGAAACCAACACGATGCCGGAAACCAACTACACGATCGTCCAAGGCACGCTGACGATTACGGAAGCGGGCAACTCCGTTCCGTACAGCGGAAAGCTGGACAATCTGTCCAAGTTCCCGGTCATGGAGCTGGTGCAGAAGGTGCTGAAGAACGACGCCATCAAGACGTTCGATCGTCTGGCATGGACGCAGTTCAACGCCACTTTGCTGCGCGCCATTCCGACGGCGGGCACGAGCACTTCCGCCATCACGCTGTACACCAACGGAACGGTGACCGGCACCAACAGCGTCGCGTTCAACAACGGCCACGCCAAAGCGATTGTGGACACTATGAAGGAGCGCAACATTCCCGCTTACCTCGGGGATGACTACTATGCGCTGGCATGGCCGACCACGCTGCGCTCATTCAAGAACAACTTGGAAACCATCCATCAGTACTCGGATACGGGCTTCAAGCTGATCATGAACGGCGAGATCGGGCGGTACGAGAACGTGCGCTACGTCGAGCAAACCAACATCGCGAAAGGCAACGGTACTACCGGCATCAGCACTGCGAACGGCGGTGACATGACGGCATGGACAGTGGGTGCTTCCGACTGGATGTTCTTCTTCGGTAACGACACGGTAGCGGAAGCTATCGCGACGCCCGAGGAAATGCGCGGTAAGATCCCGTCAGACTACGGACGGTCCAAGGGCGTCGCCTGGTACTACTTGGGTGGCTTCGGCATTGTGCATACGTTGGCTGCCAATGCGCGCATCGTCAAGTGGGATTCGTTGGCGTAATTCAGGAGAAATAGGAACATGACTACCAAATCGATGATCTACGACAACCCCGCTTATGTGGCGCGTATGCAGCATGCATATCCGGCGCTGGCAGCGGGAGCGAGCGGTAACACCAGCAAGTTTGTTGCGTTTGCTGCGCTTACCCTTTTCTCAATCACTGCGGCTGTGGTGGCTGTGGGCACCTCGACCTATACGCTGTGGAACGGAACGGCGACGGTCACGGGTGTTGCGGCGGATTCCGTGCAGCTTGTTCGCATCATGAACAACGCAGCTCCGGGCGCAGCTCCTTCA